TTGCTCTTCTTCTTCTTGCTCTTCTTGCTCTTCTTCGTCCTGCTCTTCTTCTTGCTCTCCTTCTCCTTCTCCTTCTCCTTCAAGCTCTTCTTGCTCTTCTTGCTCTTCTTGCTCTGGGATTACTGTAGGTTTAACTACTGTATTCCCTTCGCTATCCAATGTAACTTCGACCGACTTGAATTCAGTCTTTGATGGTTCTGCCATTTTTAGTAAATTTTAATTAGATTGTAATTTATAACACAAAGATATGATTATTAATATTAATACTTTCCATCTTTGTTATTTTGGTTCGAACTGTGCAAAATCTGTTTTTTGCAAATTGTCGTTTTCACTTTCAAAGTTCATAGGTGCATTACTACCTGTTTCTGCCTTTTGTCCTTCAATTGCGGATGTTTGGGTGGCTGATTGTTTTTGCAAAACTGCTTTACGAATAGATGAATTACCATCCAGAACATCTTTATGGTTTGCATTTATACCCTCAAGAAAGGCCTTAAGGTCAAATTCAGCACCCATTAGTTCCAGTTTACGGTCAACGTTGCTTTCTTCGTTCCTATCTTCAAGCTCGGCCTTGTTGGTATCAATCCTTATTTGTGCGTCAGCCTGTGCGTTAATTTCGGCAATCTTACCTTCTGATTGAGCTTGTGCCGTTTTGGTCTGCTCTTCCGATTGAACCTTCATGTTCGCCTGTGCGTTCTCTTGCTCTGTCTTAATCTTTTGCATTCTACGGATTTTCATTACCTTGTTCGCCAATTTGACGTTCTGGATGTCACGTATTTCCGCTGCATCGTCAAGGTAGATGGAATCTTTAGCAAGCGCAGCCTGTATATTTTGTTCTAAGAAATCTTTTTCCTGTGCGTCTGGTTCTATTTCGATGAAAATACCGAAAAAGTGCAATGGTAAATTAGCAATTTCGTCAAGAACCGAAACGTTTGCAGAACCTATAGCCTGTACCAATTCTTCGCTAGAATCAGAATACTTAAGTATATCGGCTATTCTGTAAGAGCAAGCTTCCGCAATCTTCTTAGTAACGTAAATACCTGCCTCTTGTATATGCCTAGTAGCTGTGTTGGAGTTCAACGCAGCAAGTTTACTGACCCCTACCAAAGTTTTAGCATCTGGTGTAGAGGCATCACGGGCTTCATTAAGTCCCGTCACGTCACGAATCATCTGTAAATATTTGTCATACAGTTCAATCAATGCTTGAATCTTGGAACGACCTGCACTATTTGAAAGTTCCTGTATAGGAATCTTACCATGGTTAAATTCCCCCATTCCCGTTTGAGACCTACCCACAACAGAACCTGTTTGGAAAAATAACTGTAAGGCACGTTTTGGGTCGTATTTCAGTCCGTCTCCTAGGTCTATTTCATTAAGACCGTCAACATCGATGAATACACCATCTGGAACTACACGAGCAGCTACTTGCTGTAGCTTTAAAGAAACCAGTTGTATCTGGTCCGCAAAGTAAATCATACGACTAAGTAATGATTCTGTTCGTTCATCGTATACCCTAGGGGCTACTACTATATAATTGGGTAATATTTCATTCGAAGAATTGTCCCTAATCATATTCTGGGCTATATCCCACTTCAACAATATATTTGTACCAAGCACAATAACTCCTTCGTACCATACGTCCTCGAACTTGGAAACACGGGTATACCCCCTTAGTTCCATTTCTTCTTCGCTAGGATTCCACCCTTCTTCTTTTTTGATAAGTTTTACCGAACCTGTTGAGGTTTCTTTCCTTTTATAGACTACTTCTCTGGTCACCTTGTAGTTGTAGAACAGTACATTGGCAGTATGACCGTCAAACTCGCTTCTCATGTTATCCCTTGTTCTGTGATATAAATCCCAGTCGGAAGAAGTCTGTTTTATTCTGTTAAGTTCTTCGATTGTAAGGTCAGGTTTGATTTTACGTAGTTCCGATAAAGATATTTTCTTGACCTCTCCATAGTGATAACAATCCTCCCTATAAGGTGATTCAGAATATGAATGTACAAGAGTAGCAGGGTCAACGTATTCTATTTTCACCCCGTCCGATGTATTGTGGGTATGTTTCAAACAACCGACACCCAAGACTGTTATGTCGTAGTCGAAACGGGATTTTGCCTCAAGGAAATCATTTTTCTTGAATATGTATTTGATTGCTTCCTCTTCCGCAATCTCGATAGATTGTTTATAGTTCAACTGCATATGGACCTGTAGTTGCTCACTATCTTCTGGAAGGGTTTTTCGTTCGTTGGCAAAACCGTTGACACCTAAGGACTCTTGAGCCTCCATTAACATCTCCTTGGCTGCCATATCCTTTTCCATTTCAATGACATACTTGGTTTTTTGGTCAGTAGCTATCTTATCAATAGCTTGTGCCTTGATAGAAAATAATCTATTCGATTGTCCGTTTACAACGATATCGACAAATTTGGGAAGTATAGGAACTGGTGTCCAATCCAGATTCAAGTATGATAAATCACCATCAATCGCCATTTCATCCTTATATTTACCAATCGGTTGTTCACCTCTTGCATACAGACGCAACCTATGAAACTTGTGTTGGTTGTCATGGAATCTGGAATCGCTGTTCTGGTGTCTACGAAACCACTCGTTTTCAATTGCTTTACCTACCTGTAGACCAAATTCTAAACTGGATTTGTTAGGGTCTAGTGGGTCTGGAAAACCTCGATTGGAAAGCAATTCCTTGGCTAAGTCTCTTGAGTTATTTTTGTTCATTATCTAGTGTTAATTTTACTTCGACTACCTACTTGGGAGTATGTATTCATTCCTAAATTTATAGGTTTTAATTCTGGAATTGGCATTAGTTTAGCCCTGTGTAGTCCCATAAGGGCATATCCTGAACTAATAGTTGCATCTGATTTTTCCCTGTCTCCAATGTCAAACGAAAGCCAATCATTAAGAGTGTTGAGGAAGAACATATTACCCATGCTTCCAAATTCCCTTATTTGCTTCTTTTCATCTGGTTCATCGTATACGCCAACAAAGTTAACAATAAAATTTTCAATCATCGAGGCATGTGTAGTTATAACATCGGAAGAAGCAGATGGAATACCCCCGATTTCCCTTTCTGTCTTGGATAGGTTGTTTCCTGCACGGTCGGGCCTGTTCAATGAATAACCTCTATAGCCACGGTTTTTAAGATGGTAAAGGAATCTAGGTTTGTTATTTTCGGCAAGGACTGGCATTCCATAAAAAACCATAGCCATAAGTAAATCCTCGAAGAAAGTATCCGCAATCTCTGTACGGTTGAGGTATTCTAGAAAAAATGTATTACTTGGTGCATCTCCCATATTAAAACCAGTAACCCCACTCATTGCCCCTTTAGAACCTTTTCCAGATACCGTACCTGAAATATCGTATGTATCCGCACCAAAACATCCCATATGGGAATTTGATGGAGACCAAAAACCTCTATTGTCACGGGTCTTCATATTTTGTAAGTGCTTCGGTGGTAACCATGTCACCAAAAACCTACCATTTGGGTCTGGATACCAGACTACCCTTGTATCCTGCACACCGTTTTCCCAAGTAAAATTACCACGGGTAACGTACTGTTCCAGTATAATATTCGTTTCGTTGTACTGGATTTGCTCCGTAATCTTTTCCAATGGAAGTACAGTACTCTTTGCTTCGTCCCTGAACGCTTCCAATACGTTCATAGGGTTTGCACGTAATTCTTCGTTATAGGAGATTGCACTTTCTTTACGTTTGGCAATCCTTCTCGCCTCCAAGAAAGCTATAGAACCTGTCTTGATTACCTTACCCTTACCATTGACAGTACCTGCAGGTGGTAATACGGTCCAACAATGCCCGTATTTGTCGGTAAACATTGTCATATTTTCATGAGCAGGAAGGAAATAACTGTAGAGACCTGAAGGGGTTCTTTCCGTAATTGCGTTTCTTTTGGTAATAATTGACTGGTAGTACAATCCTTTGAACTCCTTACCACCTTGTTTCATAGGGTTTACGGTAGAACCGATAAAAGCCTTACCTACAATTTCTCCACCTTCGTCAAAGGTAGGTGATATACGACCCCAATGGTTTTCATAGTTGGCAGGTTTCTTCCACTTACCTGCTTCGTCACCAAGGTAGATGAACATCTTCTGACCATCGTATGAGGCATCTTTCGTAGCTTGGTAATCAATGAAGGAGTTTAGATAATCCTTTCCTGTGTTCTTACGTGCCAATTTGGCAGATTTGGACTTATCGGAAGGTAGGGCGAATTCAAGTTCCTTTTCAGAACCAACTGCTCCACGTACAACTGGCTTAAAGTAAAATGGCAAGTTCCTGAACATATAGGTAAACTTCTTGAATGCTTTTTTAGCATCGTCATCGTTCTGTGATGTAAGACCCATGTTGATGTTAGGGGTCGATGTAATGAAATGTAGCATCACGGCAAGTATAATGTACGTGTATCCTGTACGTCTTGACTTGACGAAGAGTTGTCCTAAACATCTTGGGTCAAGTAGACATGCTTTCACGAAATAGAAAAGTTTTAGCTGTGCCACCCTGAAATTCATATATCCCCCGTCATCCTTCATCTTACAATGCTGTAGGGCGAACCATGCTTCACCAGTAAGATATGTGGCCTTACCGTTGTTCATAAACCACATACCTTCCCTACGTCTACGGTATTGCTCGTAAATGTGTTTGGAAAACGCCTCTTCGCTATCTACATTCAGACCTTCTGGTTCTTCCTCTCTTCTCCAATATTGCTCTTTCTTGGGCAGGTCATTGTAAAGAATATCCTCTTTGTTTGGTCTTTTGGGCAATTGAATTTTAAGACCATCCATTTCGATGATTTCTCCCTTAGTCCCGTTCGGACAGATAATTATAGCATCCTTATCAACATTATGCCATTGTTTGTAATAACCCTTGATGTCATAAAACTCCCCTTTGGCAAAGCGTTCTGGAAATCCCAGTTTGAATTCACGGTCTCCTAAATTGAACTTATCGGCATCAAGTTGTAACTTAATTTCCAAAAGACCAGATTCAAGTTGACGGATGTATAGTAATATGGTAGATTTTGCCTTGACAGCATCTGCAATCTTGACAGGGTCTATCTTATCATAATCGATAGGTTTACGCAACGCATCACGTAAAATATCCACGGAATCGCCACCTGCTCCGTACAAACGCTCAACATATTGTCTTAAACGGGCATAGGAGGGTGCATTAGGAGAGTTTAGCCAACTTTCCAACAACTCCTTCGAATACTTGAAAGAAGCCATCTTAGAGTCCATGATACGCTTTATCTTATCATCATCTGTATGCTCTAGGTCAATATGTAGCTCAAGACCTTTTAAAATCGTCTCTACAGCAAGCTCAATATCATTGGAAAGTCCTAACATATTTTTGTTTTTTAAATTTCAAATCTGTCATAGATACAAACATCCCTGTCACTCATTTTGTAGTATAATTTACCATCGATGTATACCTCATACTCCGATTCAGGGGTAAAACCTATGGGTGACTTGGGTTTGTGTGTATTTGACAGGTAGACATTACCAGTATGTGGGAGAAATCCCCCTTCCAGTATGGATATACTATCCTCTTCCAACGGCTCGATAAAACAGAAGTCTAAATTAGCTTTCCATTTTCCGTTCTTTTTGTATAAAAATAATTCTTCTGGAATAGCTGTGTAAAAATCATCGTAGAGATATGCTCTGGAATGTTTCATATTTCCATTTTGGTCATAATAATCTCTAAATATATTGTGGTGGATAATGACTTCATCACCTACCTCAACCTCTCCTTCATAGTTAAGGGGAAGGGAAACTACTATTGCTTCTTTTGATACATCCTTTGCGTTCTCGATGGATGTAACAGTATCAAATATAACTTCACCTATTTTCTTACCTGAATTGTATTTCTTTTCCTTTGGAGTTACTATAAAACTGTCTGGACTCTGCATCTTAATTGAATGCTTTAAGGTCATACTCTATAACGACTGGCATATTTTCGATTGTCTTCCAACGAAATATTACACCTTCATCGTCCTTTACGTAGATTGCGTATGTATTAGGAGCTTTCATTAAAATTGTATCGATGGTAATATTACCGAAAGTTTGACCAACTTGGTAATGCATGGCGTTTTTGTAGTCTGTGCCAAATGAGATTTTTCGTATCATTTTGATTAGATTTATAATTGTTATTAATGAGACAAAGATAGGGATAATATATAACAAAGAAATGCCCCACCAGAGGAAGGGCATCACTAATCATTTGTAAAAAATTAAAAATTAAAGACCTATGTAGACCTTTACACCTAATGTGGTGGAATGTTGTGGAGGCATAAATCCGCTAAAGTCCTGCCTTACCTCCAAACCTATTCCCCACTTCTGCCTAATATTGTACATCAGACCTGCACTGATAGCCTGTGCCGATAGACCATCACCAACTGCACCCTCATACCCTCCTATAAGGAAAAGCTTGGATTTGGGTGGTAATGTTTTTGTAATGGTGAT